ACGGCTAGAATTGATGCCGACTTAATGGACCAATTAGAAGAGTTGAGGGATAGGTATCAGGAAGCTACTGGATTTACTATTAGTATTGGCGTTGGAAATACTTTAAGTGAATCTGGAAAAGCTCTTATAGCCGCAAAAGTTCAAGGCAAGGATCAGGTTTTAGTTTATGAGCCATCTATTGAAGATGTTTTATCTGGAATCAAAGAAGAAAGTGAATCGGAAAAACAAAATAAAGCTTATTTAGCTGATGGCGAAGATAAAGAAAACACACAAGAATCAGAAGATTCTATTGATCAAGAAAGTGAAGAAGGTAACAATTCCAAAGACTTAGAATCAAAAGATGAAGAGTCAGAAGATATTGAAGAATCTAAAGAACCCGAAGAAGACACGCAAGAAAATAAAAAAGGTCCTGAAGAAGATGGGGATATAGAAGATCAAAAGCTCCCAGAGAGTGATGATAAAGAAGCTCAAACAGAAAATGATTCTAATGAAAATGCTTCAGACGAAAAAATAGCTCCAGAAGAAGATCTTGAATTAGAAGACAGAAAAATAAAAAGCGACGATCTTAGACAAAAAATACAATCCAAAATGGAAGAAAGTGACGAAGACGAAACTGAAGATGAAGGATTAGCTGAAGATAAAGATGTTTCTGAAAATGAAGACAAAACAGAAGATATAGAATCTAAAGATTCTGAAAAAGAATCTGGTGCTATTCCAATGGAAGACGATATAGAGGATGGATCTGAGAAAGATTCTAATATAGAAGATTCTTCAACTGAACAAACAGAATCCGCAGAACCTAAAGCCGATTCTGAGATAAATCCAGAAGCTAGTACAATGCCAGAAAGCGAAGTACTAAGTCCTGAAATAAAACAAAGAATTATAGAATCTTTAACTACTTGGAAAGATAGAAAAGAGTTCCTGGATAAATTAAAAGAAACAGATCCAGAATTACATGCCAGCATTATCAATATGATACGTTCTATGATAGAAATGGCAAAAAAACATGGACTGACATCTTTTGATTCAGAAGCTGAAATAGATCAAGCTAAAAATGGTCAAATGGACCCAAAAGACGAACAATTAGATCCTAAAGAAGATGCCAAAAAACCTGACCCAGAAATGGGAAAGTAGAACAAGAAGTAGAGGGCCTTACTCCACTTCTTAAGATTATGGGTTCAAAAGGCACTAAACATATCGGGAAACCTCAATCTCCCGAAGGTACTATTAGTACTCAAGGTAGGATAAAAGTAAAAGATAAAGCTAGAGGAACTATTCGTTGGATTGATGCTAAAACTGGCATGTCTTTAGATTTATTTGGTACCCCAACTCGTAAAAGATTCAAAAAACAATCCGATTTAAAAGCTCCAAAAGAACATAGACCTCATTTTGGTACAGATACTAAAAAATGAGCACATTAAACATAAACATTAATACAGAAGAACTTCTTAAAGATCTTGTTGATATTAAGGATTCGGCTAGAGATTCTATCAATAAGGCCGTAGGTTCATTGGCCGCTTCTACGAATGCAAAAGTCCAAGAGCTAGCGGCAGAACAATTAAAAACCACATCTTCTAAGTATAGAAAAGCATTGAGTTTTGAAGAAATATCAAAAAATATTTGGGTAGTTTCTTTAGATGAATCTATGTTATGGCGAGAAGAAGGAATGACTGCACATTCTCAAATTGATGATCTTTTAAAAAATAATGCAAAAATATCTTCAAAAGGCAATAAATATAAATCGATCCCAATGGACTATAGTGGGCCAGAATCTGAGCAGACTCCAAAAACTAAAGAATTGGTCAAGCAAATAAAGTCTCATTTAAAAACTGAAAGAATTTCATTCAAAAAAATAGAATTTGACCCAAATGGCAATCCAAGGCTTGGGAAAATCCATTCTATGAATATTCCTAGCGATAAACCTACAGAAAAGTCCTCTACTCCAGCTTTACAGGGAATCAACATATATCAAAAAATGGGAGCATCTGGAAAAATAGAAAGACATATTACAGCCTTTAGAACAGTTTCAGAAAGTCAAAAAGAAGAGGGAAAATGGGTACATCCTGGAGTTAGGGGAGCTTATTTAATGGACCAAGCTTTCGAGTGGGCTGTCAATACTTGGGAAAATGAAATACTTCCAGAACTTTTCGCTTCTTTTGGCAAATAATCAAATTCAAATACTTAATTTAGGTCTTTTTAGAGCGACAACTAATCTTTAGTCATATATCAATTACTTGGGGTAGGCTATGGATTCAAACGATTTGCTATTAGAACTTTTAAGAAGCGTTAATGACAAAATAGATCATCAGCTTAGAAAAACAGACTCTCAAGATGAAAGACTGGGTAGAATAGAAGTTAATATTGCCGAATATAGAATCCATTCGGAAGTTCAAAGCAAAAATATCGAACAAATTCAAGAAGATAGAAAAGAAGACAAAAAAATTATAGATCAATTAGTAAGAGCAAGAGCTGAGTCTGCTTTTACTTTAAAAAATCTATTCACAGCAAAAAATCTTACAATTATTTTGACAATTTTGGCCACAATAACAACGGCAGCCTTAGCCGCATTTAAATAGGATATTGAATGATATTTCAAGGAGATGCAGTCCTAAAGACTGTGGTAGAAATGGCTATTCAAGACTTAAGAGACAATCCTTGGCTCATTGATGATATATTTTCTCAATTCACAAATAATCCCCATCTTAAAGTTAAATTTAGCAAAGAAATAGAAAATTGTAAAGAGTGGTTTCGCAATAATCAGATCAATGTTTACATGAGCCATATCGATACAAAAGAACAATTTCCAGCAATTACTATTCATGTTGGAGATAGCGTAGAAAGTATTGAAAATGCTAGATTAGGCGATTTAGACGTTGAAACAGTCGAACTAGATCCAGAATCTATAGGAAGAACGATAAGTTATATAGTCAAACCTTTTATTCCCGTTTCTTATAATTCGTCTACGGGAACAATTGTCGCTCCATCTGGGGTGAATCTTAAATATGCAAAAAAAGGCATGACACTAGTCAATCCAGAAACTGGCGAAAGTGTTGAAATTCTTAATATTAAAAGCTCTAAAACTCTTCAAATAGCAAAAGACTTGAATTTTGATTTTGAACAATTGGGAATATTACCTAGATATAAGCTTTTTGATGCTAGAAGAGAAACCGCGGCCTTTAAAGAAACTTATCATATAGGATGTCATGCTCACGGTAAAGTAAGTGAATTAATGTGGCTTTGGAGTATCGTATCATATGGATTAATGAGATATAGGCAAGATTTATTAGAAGCAGATGATTTTTGTATTTCTTCATTAAAATCTAGCGAAATCATTAAAAATAAAGCATTTGAAACCGATAAAGTTTTTAGTAGATTTATTGATATTAGCGGACTTGTACAAAATTCTTGGCTTAAAGCTCCTAGAAAAAGAGTTGAAGGCGTTCTTTTGAACGATTCAGAAGCTGATTTGGCTAGCTCTGATCCCGATTCTTTTGTGGGTGGAGTCAAGGTAATTGGACCAGATGGAGACAATGAAGATAATAATGGCCTGTGGGACATGTCTGGTCAGGACAACTAATCTTTACTTAGTTAGGAGAATAACGTATGAAAAATACAGAAAAACAAATTAGCGATAGAGAAGTAGTAGAAAAGCTATTGAAAGCTGTACATGGCGTTATTAGAAAAGGTAGAGATTTAGATATAAAAGAAAGAGAAAGTACCCTAGATGGTAAAAACAAAGAAACAGTAAAAGAGATAGTTAGCGATCTAAAAGATCCAGATAAAGTTGCTAATGTAAGTGATGATAAAATCCCAGCAGAAAAAGATAGCGTCTTAATGCAAAAGACCAAAAAAGAAAGGGGTTTGGCTAAATTTGTAGCTTTTAGGGCTTCCAAAAAAGCTAAAAAGAAGGCTTAAATACTAATCTTTATAGGAATTGGTATTTATTAGGATGGATAAAGAAATGCTTAAAAAAGAACAAGATACAACAAAAGAACTAACGGCTGCTGAGGTTGCTATTAAGTTAATGGATACATTAAAACAAGCCAGTTCTTTATATAAAAGTGAGCAAGAAATTGCTACGATGATTAAGTCTATGTTTTGGGAAAATGAACCTAAAACTAAAAAAGAAAGTTATTCAACACCTATAGCTGCTGAAGAAACTAAGGAATCTCTTTGTGATCAAATGAAATGGAAACTAGAAGATCTTAAAAGATTAAGTGAATTAAGCTATTTAATAGAAAAAGAACTTCCAGAACTTAAAGATCATTTTGAAAAAGTTTACCAAAAACAAGTAAAAGAGATAAAAGATTTATTTGAAAAATATAAAGGCCTACGAAAATCTGAAGATATGAATGCCGATTTCTCTAAATTTATGATTCAAGCTATTGAAATTATGGAGAAAAAACAGGGCGTTCCAGAAGGCGTAGATCCAGATAAACAAGAAAGTTGTGTAAAAGATGTAAAATCTCAAGGACACGATAAAGTAAGTGCAATTAAGATTTGTAATTCATCTTTACAAAAGTTTATGAAAAAGAAAGAAGAAAAAAGAGCCGCCAAGAAGGCTAAATAACGGAGTATTTTGTGGCTAAAGTTAAAAAACAAGAAGAAAAACAAGAAGTTGCTCTTCGCAGTATTATAGCTCCTGTTAGAGTTAAAAAGGTATCAATAGAACAAAAATTTGATGCTTTTTGGATTAAAGCTGTTAAAAAATATAGCTTAAAATCCGAACTAAAAGTAGCTGTTTGGAAACATTTAAAAGCCTATGGTTTCAATACTGAAGAACAATTTATAGATGGCTTAAAACATTTTGGACTAAAAATTAAGTAATATCAATAAGGGGAAAATCATATGAGTCAACGCTTGACAGACACTTTCATCAGCACAAATATTCCTGGTTCTTATTTTGAGCAAATTGTTCAATCTACCCCCGTAGGATTGGGTACAACTGGCAGTATTTTAATTATTGGAGAATCAAATTCTGGCCCTCGTTTTAGCCAAGAATCAGACCTTCAATCTAATTTTTATACACCAGACCAAGTAGACCGAGTTGCTGCAAAATATGGCGCAGGACCTATCGTAGACGCGATGAGGGCCTTGGCTGCTCCAGCCGACGATAATAGACTTCGTGGTTCTGTTGGAAGAGTTTATATTCTTCAAACAAATCAAAATGCAAAAGCTAGTGCTATAGTTGATACTAACTATGGAACTCTTTCTGATTTGTCTTATGGTGAAGCTGGTAATAAATATAACTTCAAAATCAATGATCTTCAAGATGAAATAGCTCCTTTTCAAGAAGGTACAGACCTTACTTTTCCAGCAGTTGCTGCCTCTGTTGTTTATGACAGTATTACTTTTACAGCAGTTACTCCTGGTATAGCTGGAAACTCTATTGCTCTAATTTTTGATGGAGCTACTGATACAGTTTCTTCTGTTACAAGTGCTTGGAACTTAGCTAATCCTTCCAATACAGTTTCTTTTAGTGGTTTGGGTTCAGTAATTCCAGCAGCAGGAACAGCTACTTTGGTAGGTGGGGACGCCGCTAGCGGTGCCGCTTTCAATGGTCTTACTTTTGGAATTCGTATTAATGGAGCAGCTCTTCAAACTGTAACATTAGCTGGAACAGAAAGTTCTCATGATACAATTTCAGAACTTATAGCTGAAATAGATGGCCAACTAACTGGAGCTTCTTGTGTTGCTTCTGATAGTGGTCTTGGTCTTAAAATCCAAATCGACGCCGACGCCTCTCCTTGGAGAAAAGGATATGGAAAAGCTCTAGAAATAGTAGAGCTATCTGTTGGTGATCTAGCAGTTCTTGGACTTTCTGAAGCACTAGAATCTTCTTCTGCTGAAGCAATGATTCAATTAGAATTGGCTAGACAAGATATCAATTTTAGTTCAACTTCAGATATTGGTGGAGATATTGGACTAGAAATCGGATATGAAGGAACTACTGCAATTTTAAGTATTTCTGGATCTACAATGACAATTACTAGAGTTGGAGGCGCTGGCGCTAACCAAACTATTGATATGTCTAAATTTACAACAATTGGCGACCTAGCTTCTTATATTAGTTCTCTTCCTGGATACACTGCATCTGCAACTGCTTCTGGAAGACAAAAAGCCCCTTCAGCCTTAGATAAAGTATCTTCTTTAGGAATTTGTTCTACTCAAGCTTCTGTAATGCCAGGTAGAATAAAAATGGATTTATTAGCTTTTAGTACAATCATTGCAAATAGCGGAAAATTAAGCTTCGCAGCAACTGATACTAAAGGGCTTCCTGCTCCTACTACTAGTTCTCAATTTTTGGCTGGTGGAGATAAAGGCGGATCTTCTTCTTTAGATTTCTCTGAAGCTTTAGATCAAGCAGAAGCTTTAAATGTAAGTTTCGTAATTCCTTTGATCTCAAGAAACGCTTCTGAGGATATTGCCGAAAGTTTAACTGCAAGTTCTTCTACTTATGCTATTGACGCAGTTCAAGCTTTAACTAAGACTCACGTTTTAAAAGTATCTGTTCCAAAAATAAAAGGACATCGTTCTGGTATCGTTTCAAAATGGGCTAGCTTTGCAGCTATTCGCTCTGCTGCTGCAATCCTTGGAAGCTCTAGAATGTCTATGACTTGCCAAAAAGTAAGCCAAGTAAACTCTCTTGGAGAGATCGTAGAACATCAACCTTGGATGGCCGCTGTAATTGCTGCCGGTATGCAAGTTGCTGGATTTAATAAGGGTATAGTTAAAAAATTCGCAAATGTTATTAGTTTTACAAATCCAGCCGGTTTTGATGCTAATAATAAAGGTGATGCTGAACTTGCTCTTGATTCTGGTTTATTGGTATTAGAAAAAACTTCTACTAAGCCACGTTGGATTTCAGATCAGACTACTTATGGATTTGATTCTAACTTTGTATATAACAGCATTCAAGCTACTTATATTGCTGATATCATTTCTTTAGACTTGTCTAAGGCAATGGACGATAGATTTACTGGCGAATCTCTTGCCGAAGTAGATGCTGCTGGTGGATTGGCTTTCTTGTCTGTTAAAATGGATACATATTTCAAATTAAAGCTTATCGGCGCTTCTGCTGGAGCTCCACTTGGTTTTAGAAATGCTAAAATAGACATGAATGGACCTATAATGAAAATTAAAGTCGAAGTAAAATTGGCAACGCTTCTATATTTTATACCAATAAGTTTAGAGTTTAGCCAAATTACAAGTAGTGCAGCTCAATAAATAAAAAATTAAAGGAGATAATATATGGCACAAAAAGTATTTAATGGACCGATGGCAATTTTCAGAGTAGATGGAGTTGCTTGCGCGATATTCGATTCAGTTAGCTGGAACGTAAACTTGGGATTTGAAGCCATTCATCTCCTCGGTCGTCATAGCCCAGATGAAATCAACGTTACATCTTATGAAGCTGTAAGCGTTACTTGTTCTGGATACCGAGTACTAAATAATGGCGTAGGCGTTATTCCTAAATTTCCAAAACTTCAAGATCTTTTAAATCTTGAAACAATTACTTTGGAAATCGTAAGTAGAACAGATACTTCTAAACCTATGCTTGTTATTAAGAATTGTGTTCCTACTAGCAATACAGGAAATGCTCAAGCTAAAGTTACTTCTAAAGTTCAAATTACTTACACTGGTACTTTGGCTGAAGATGAAGGAACTGGCGACGGAAATTCTCAACAACAAGAAGGCGCTGGAGCTACAACTCTTCAAAGTTAATTTTAAACAAATTCAATTACTTATAAAGCCCCTTAATTGGGGCTTTTTTATTTTTAAAGACTAATCTTTATAACGAGTACTATATTCTTGGAAATGGAAATGGAAAGGTAAAAGACAAATGTCAATTGAGAGACTTTGGGAAGCTGTACCCGCTCAAATCATTGCTCAAAATGGCCCATCTTTGGGTTCTTTTAAGATAAATGGTGGAACATGTGGCGGTTTCCGTGTAGGGATGCTAGTTGTTTTTAAAGGTAATACCTTACCAGATCTCGAACTTAAAGTAAAAAGAATAAGTAAAGATGGTACTATCTTTGTAGGGGACAAAGATACAGATATTAGGCGATATAGTGATATTTCTGCCTATACTGTTCTTTTAAATTCTACAGTAGAATCGCCAGAACAAACAAAAGCTCCAATACCATTTGAACAACACGAATTGGCCGCTTTTGAAAGAGAACCAGTTAACGCAAAGAGGGTTTTGGCTGTAGATGATTGTGGAAACGCTTTTGGTGGAAACAACCCATTGCCGGTTTCTTTTGGTGGTACTGTTGGGACTCCTGAAATTTTTAATATTCCAGCAAACGTAGCTGGAACTGAATATACAATTTTGATACCATCTACCTCAAAAAGATATGAATTTAGAGCTAGAGGAAATGCAAAAATACAATATGCTTTTAAGTCTGGCGATACCAATATTAAATATATGACACTTTTTGCTGGAAACCCAAAAAGTGAAGATAACTTGAAATTAAATAGTAATCTGATTATTTATTTTCAAACAAATAAAGCTAACGAAACAATAGAAGTCTTAATCTGGGAGTAGAGACTTTATAAATAAAAGGGGGCAATATGAAGGATCATTTAAATTTTGACGTGACCGACGCAAACACAATTGCAGACACAGATAGTGTTGGAGCTTTTGTAAGAGCCGGTTCAGATGGTGCTTTAATCGCATCTCAATCCGTAAATAGCCAGAACTGGTTAAATACCGCATCTGTTCTTTATGACAATACTGGAGCAGCTTACAGTTCAGCTAATCCCATTCCTGTAGATCTAGTATCTCCTCTTTCTGTTGCAGTAGATCTAGACGGTTTTTATACAGGATCAAACTTAACTCCAGATAGCGCTGGTATGATTCTTTTTAGTCGTGCTGTAGCTCCTGGACTTTCTGACCAAATCCAAAGACCAACAGTTGGTGGTCTTGCTTCTGTTCTTGCTGCCGATCTTACTAAAGTACATGCGCAAGATGTGAACGCTTTTTCTTACGGTTTAAATGCAACGTCTGGCGATATGCAATTAATGACTATCGACAATGGTAATGGCGGACTAAATGTAAACATCTTAGCTATTCCATCTGTAACTGTTAGCGATGCCGCTTTAGCAAATACTGCTATTCTTTCAGGTGCTAAACTTTTGGCCGCTGGTGGAACTGGTGAAGCTGTTGTTACTTCTGCATTATCTGCTAGAAAATATTTATCTGTTTACAATATGAGTAACAGACAAATCTTTATTGGAGCTTCTGGTGTAACTGTTTCTAATGGATTTCCTGTCAGTCCAGGATCTTTAATAGAAATGAGAGCTGGCGCTTCTGTTGCAGTTAACTTTGTAGGAGCAGTTACTGGTCAAGAAATTAGAACTCTTGAACTTTCTTAATAGTTAATTAAATTGGGGATAAGTGTTGCTTATCCCCTTTATTGGATAAGTGCTATTTATCCCATTTTATGTAAGGAAAACATATGGAAAACAAGTTTACGGAAGACGACAAGAAAAAGGTTATCGACTATCTAAATAGAGTTGCAAAAAGTGCAAAATTTAATTTAGATACAATGGAACTTATTGAATATTATCAACTTTTGTCTCATATGCAAAAGGTTATATTGCCAAAAATAGAAGCAAATATTTTAGAAATTACTAAAATAGTCGAAGCAAAACCAGAAACAAAAGCTGAGAAAAAAGGTAAATAACAATGGCTTTTCAGGAATTAGACGGACCAGCAGCACAAATTAAAAAGACAGTAACGGATACTGTCGTACAGCTTGCTATTGTTGGTGGATCTGCATTATCTGAAAGACATATATTTACTATTCAACCTAAAACGGGTAAAATTTATATCTATTTTGGGGATGGAGTCAATACTCCTAACGCTGCTACAGTTCAAGCAAATGGAATTATTTTGTATAAAAATGGTTTATACGACCTAGAAGCATCTCCAAATCAACCCCTATTTGTTCTAGGAGTAGCTGTCGGAAATACCGACTACATCTTAGTGGAGAGGGGATAATGTCAGCTAGAGATACTTTCACACAACCAGCCGAAGCTATACCATTTGATAACTCCACAAATGGATTTGTTGCTGATAATACTCAAAACGCTATAGAAGAAACTAAAACCTATAACGAGGGATTCCCTAGAGCTGGGATAAATTTAATCAACAATGGAGCTGTTAGTAATAATCAATTTATTTCTTATTCTGAATTACTACCAAATACCCCAATAGGTCCGTTTCCAGTTAAAATAAAGCTAAATGAAATAATGTGGTCCAATGTCAATACAAACGTTAGTTTTGACTTACAATTTTTTTTAAATGGATCTGCAACACCATTTTATACTTACTCAACCACAAACGATGTGGACGGAATGGGTTATGTTAGCGGCTTAAACTATAGTTTCAATGTTGGCGATTATTTAAAAATAAAATATATAGACCAAGGAACGAATTGTTCGGATTTTGCTTTGGTTTTGTGGGTTTCGAGGTTGCCATAATGATAAAAATATTAAAAAACTCCACAAATGAAACATTAAACATATTAGGTATATTAGTTGATCCAGGACAACAAATCAATATAAGTACTAGTTTGTGGGCAAAATTGGCCGACAGTCCTATGATTCACGAAAAAATAAGTAGTGGAGAAATCATTATAAATAATGGAAAAGTTGATCTAAATCCAGTAGCTGGTTTGATTCATATTAAGCTGATGAAAGTTCATAATTTTGCTTATAACAATATTCAAAATAGCGCTATCTTAGAAATAGACAATAATCAGCAAATGACCGTATTTGGAGATCTTTCAATAAAAGATGATAGTTCTATTTTGCTAGATGGCGAACTAGTGGTATCAGATATATAAGAGGTAATAAATGGCTAAAATAATTTTTTCTAAAGAATCTATAGAACCAGGAACCCCTCCAAGTGGCCATATTTATCTATATCCAATTGGCGATTCTTTAAAATATAAAGACGATACTGGAACCATATACACTTTAGCTACTGGATTGTCTGCTGAAGAAGTTCAAGATATTGTTGGCGCAATGTTGCAGTCTGGTTCTAGTAAGGTTAATGTATCTTACAGCGATAATGGAAATATTACTACGATAGATATTGTTCCAGGAGAAATAGATCACGAATTATTAGCTAATTCGGGTTCAAATACACACGAACAAATTGATGCATTTTTAGATGGATTTGTAAGTCATAAAAATGTTATTTTTGTTAATAAAAATGGAAACGACAGCACTGGAAACGGAACCGAACACTCTCCATTTTTGACCATTAGTCACGCAATTTCCACAATTACAGATGCTACCGAAAACAATAAATATGTAATAATTGTTGGTCCAGGAGTATATCTTGAGCCTCAATTAAATGTTCCATCTTATATCTTTATTAAAGGTGAAACAATATACTCTACAATAATTGAGCCAGACGCAAACAATCATCATATTTTTGCTCTTAATAAAGATTCTGAAATAAGTTTTTTGACTATCCAAAACGCTGGAGCTGGTTACGCTGGTATTTTTATAAACGATGTAGGAGATTTTAGCCAAGCTCACAAAGTGGCTATCTATGATTGTGATATTGGAATTAAAGTCATATCTTCAACACAAGATACCATCTTTTATGGAGAGTATCTAGAAATTAATGGTGTAATGTCTAAAGGAGTGTGTTGTGAAGCAAATAATGGATTTCAATGCTGGGTTAATTTAGAAAACTATTATGCACAGCCGTCCTCTGGATCTCCAATAATACATCATGCCACTGGAGTTGGAAGTAAGGTTCAATTAATCGCTGGAGATATTTCTGGAACTTCTACTGATACTGCTGTTAAATTAGAGAATGGTTCAGATTTCTTTACTAAGGCTATTAATTTTCACAATAATGGAATTGGTATTCATGTAACAAACATTGGAGCTGCGTCTAAATTATCTCTATTTTCTGGATTAGTTTCTACAACATACGATATTCTAGTAGAACATCCAGGAACAACAGGATATATTACTGGAACTTTTGATGTAAATAAAGTTTCCATACATCCAGATGCCGTAATTTCAATGTCTTATACCGATCATGGTACGGTTGGCCAAGTTATATTACAAGATATTTATCAAGGAAGTAGGCACGATAGACTTTTTAACTTAAGTAAAGCCGCTAGAACTAACCTAATGGTTGGATTATTTAGTGGTGGAAGTGTAACTTTAGTTAGTGGTAGAACTGTATCCGTAGAAGGTGGAACTGGTATTTTATTGGATTCTATTGAACATTACATAAAAGATATTAGTTGGGAGACTACTAATGTTACAATGGGTCCAAATGCGGAAGAATATTTATACATTAATGATTCTGGAGTCGTATCAAAATCTACAGCAGAACCAGATCAATTACATTCTATTATATTAGCCAGAATTTTTACAGATGCTAACGATTTGGATTTTATACAAAACACAACACCAGTAATACAACAATATAGCAACAAAAATGAAAAACAAATTAGAGAAGCATTTGGAGCTATTTTTATATCTGGAGCTCAAGTTACTGAGAACGGAGCTGTTGATAGATCTTTAGATATAAGCAATGGTAAGTATTATTTTGGTACTAATCCAATAACTATTGGGGAAGATGACGCTTTTTCTTTTGAAGTATACTATAAAGATGGCCAAGGAGATTTTTCTCACATAGAAAATCAAACAGTTGTAGATAATTCCAAATACGACAATGGAACAGGTACTTTGGCAGATCTCACTACAGTAGCACAGGTCGTAACTGTCACACCATCTGTATTATTATTAACAGAATACATTCAAACAATAAACGACGTTCCGTATTCTCATACTAGTGGAGCACTACCTACTGCCGCAAGTATAGTCTCTGCATTAAAAACTGAAATAAATAATGATTCAAATTGTGCAGTAGTAGCTTCTGGAACAGATACACTAATTTTAACCGCAAAAGTTTCTGGGGTTGCTTTTACTTATTCTGGTAATTCACATCTTTCTCAAGAATTGACTACAGAAAATAAAGCATATTATACAAAACATGCTCTATACGCAATAGGACAGATCCCAACCCAAAAAATGTTTTTGGTGTATGGACAAAGCGAATATTCTAGTTTAACTCTCGCTCAAGGTGGGTCTCTACCAACTCCACCAGACCACTTAAAAGAAGCTGTTTCTATTATTGCTTCTATAATTGTTAGAGTTTTGGACGATAACATTATAGAGATAAGAGATGAAAGACCTAGGATTGGATTTAAACCTTCTGCCCTAAGTATCCCTACTGACCATGGAGAGTTTACTGGTCTAAACAATGACGATCACCATCAATACTTACTAGTGAACGGTTCTAGAGCAATGGCCGGCTCTTTAGATATGAATAATTATCATATAATTAATGTTGGTAATGTTGATGGAGTAGGTATTTCCAGTCACAATACTAGACATCTACCAAATGGATCTGATGCCATTGCTACAGCGGCCCCAACCACT